GAAACATCTCCTATGGCGTCTGCCTTTCCTTGCTCGTAAAAATACTGAGCTAGTTTGTCTGGGTTCATTGCTGCGTTTAATGCTTTGTGCCAACCTTGTGCATCATTAACTAAACCATCTTCGCCTACGTACTGGTTTATAAAACTCTGTACATTAACTTGTTTTGACTTAATCTCATTTGCATCACCAGATGAATAAATTACATTTTTATCTCCAACCTTGAACTCAAAACCTTTGAACTCGGAGCTAAAAACCTCATCTGTTTTTTTCTGAAAGTACTCAGACTTTCTTTTGTTGGACTCTACTTCAGTTTGAGCCTTTTGAACATATTCCTTGTAAGCGCTGATTTCTTTAAGTTGTTCTTCCGAATACGAACCCCCGCTTGACTCAAGAGGAGTTTTATATGTTTCCGATAGCTTACTTAAATATTTCTTAGCTATTGCAAGTTCTCTTTTTTTAGATATATTTTTTTTCTTTATATCTCTATCATCATCCACATCTTCATCATATCCAAATTTATCTTCCATAAGATATTCAATATCTTCAGAATCTAAATCCGATTCAGTTAAAGAATAATACTCTTTAAGCACTTGATCATCTTCTAAATTATCATAACTTCTATTAGCTTTGATAAAATCTTCAAACCCTCTACCTGTTTCTTTTTTAAAATCTAGATATTTAGAAACCTCATCAGGCAATGGACTATTTTCTTGTTGTTGAGAAAACAATTCATCTACTGAAGAAATATCTTTATTATATCTTTCTTTAATATAAGAAAGTACATCCTCATCTTTTATTTCTGGTAAATCAGCAATATCCTGTTCTACCTTATTTTCTTCTACTATTGTTTCTTCTACAACGTTATTTGTTTCTGAAACATTTTGATTGACATCAGATACTTTTAAACTTTCTTCGTGCTTATCTAAAAGATTCTGTTCAACTTCTTGTGTTGATTTCTCTTCTATTGGAGAAACCTCTTTTACTTGTTTGAATTCCATTTGATTTTATTTTTGTAAAGTTAACATTTATTTAAATATATTATTTTAGGAACTATATGTTACCATATCTACGTTTATATGTCCATATAATTTTTTTACTTTTACCTAAAATACTTTTCTTTTCAACCCTATTATTAAAGTCCTCACGAACTTGATTTAATTGAGGACCACTTAATTTTTGCATAATATTATCACCTTGGTTCAAACTCCGCTAAATCAAAACCATCTAAGCTATCTTCCTTAGATTCGAAATTAACTGGAGCTAAATTATTTTTACGTTGTTGTATTAATTTTGATTGTTCAGTATTTGCTTGACTTATTCTCTTAGCTTTTGCAGTTTCTCTCTGATCCTCTCTTTTAGACATTGCATCCACTTCAACACCTTTAAGTTTCATTTGTAAATCAAACTCTAATTTCATAAGCTCTGATTTTATAGAAGCCTCTCCTTGCATTTTCTGAACTTGAAATTGCATATCGCTTTGTTGTAATTGAACTTTAGCTTGAGTTTCTGCTTGCAGTTTTTGCATAGCCGCCTGTGCTGCCATTTGCTGAGACTGTTGATTTATTTGAGCTTGCTGTTGAGCTGCTGCTGCTTTTGATTTTTCTTCTGCCGCTTGTTTTCTTTTTCTTTTTAATTTAAGAACTTGATTTGCAACCTTTAAATTTTTAATCTCTCTAATATCAATAGCGTCCTCTAGATTTATAGAGTCTCTTTGCAATGCCATTTGAATATTCTTTTCTAACATTGCTTTTTCTTCTTCGTCAGGAGTTACCTCAATAAAAATACCAAAGTCACTTAAATATAAATTTGTTATTTCATTTAATACAGATACATTGTATTTACCGATTTGATTTATAAACTCTTCTTTAAAATCAGCATACTCTAAAACATCAGCTATTCTTGATGACAATGCAGTTGCTAAATTTTGAGTAATACTTAAACCTGCTTGTAAAATATGTCTTGTAGCTGTATTACTATTTAGTGCAGCCATTTTTTGTAATCCTACCAATGAATTTTCATTAGGTAAAGATCCATCTCTAGCTTCGTTTAATCCAGTTACATCTCTCATCATATTCAAATAATGATTATATGTACCTATTAAACTTTGTATTTTAGATTGACCAGAACTAGCTGTTAATTGTTGAATTGGAACTTTAGCCTGATTATAATCTCCATCCTGAGTATAGCTTCTACCTATAACAGAACCTGTTTGAAAATACATTCGTAATGCATCTTCTGGATTATAAGCAGCTCCATTGCCAAGGTCAACCTCGTTTAATCCATCTGCATCTATAAAGACACCATCAGGAACAACTTTAGATAATACCTGCTGTAGTTTTAAATGTGTAATTTGAATTAAATCAGCAAACGTTATCATTCGTCTTACTAAAGATTCAACAACACCTTTATACATTCTAGGTGCGCAAGCTATAAATTCTGGATATACATTTTGACTAGCCGATTGTGGTCGTGCCATATTCTCTGCCATTTTCCACTTTAGCATAATATTAGTACCCATAACCATAACTCCTTCATACCATACGTCAATAGTTTTAGAAACTTTTTTAAACTTCCCTTCCTCCATCATTTCAACAGAAGGATTAAATTCATCTGTTTTTTCAATAACTTTTTCAGCACCTACATTGTTAATTTTCTTTTTGTAAGTAAATGTATTTGTGGTCTTGTAATTAAAAAACAAAACTGTAGCACTATCTTTGCTAAATAAACTATTATTATAAAACTGAGATGTATTGTGATAATCATACCAGCTTTGACTATATTTAGAAATTTCTTCCATATCCTCTTTGGTAAGAGTTGGATCTATTTTCTTTAATTCAATTATTGGTAGTGTTTTAATTTCACCCCAATAAAAACAATCTTTAAAATGAGGATCTTCAGTATAGCTGTAAACTAAATTAGCTGGATCTACATAATCTATTTTTATTCCATCTCCAGGTAAAAAAGAATGTCTAGCTACAGAAATACCTAAAACTGTTTGATCGTAATCTAAACGTCTTTTTATTTCTAAATACCTATTTTCTTCAAACACAGTATTTATAGCTTCTTCTTCTGCTATTTCTATTGATGGCTTATATTTCATCTGCATATGTAAAGCCAGTTCCTCACTATCGTTAGGCAACTCATCTACATTACTAGAAAAAGCATTAACATCAAAGTCTTTATTTACTTGTGTAATTAATTCTTTAGAAGCCATATCAGCACCTATCATACGCTGATATTCATTCCTTCTATCCATAGACATAGCGTCTTGTGCATATGCTTTTACCTGAAATATCCTGTCTGACATTCCATTAACAACAATATCTACAAACTTTGGAATTATAGGAACAGGAGTCCAGTCAAGATTTAAGTAACTTAAATCACCATCCACTGCTAATTCGTTTTTATATTTAGATACAGACTGTTCTCCTCTAGCATAAAGTCTTAACCTATGAAAGTCTCCCCATTGATTATAAAACCTATTTGTATTTCCGTCTTTTCTAAACCATTCGTATTGTATGGCTTGCCCTATTTGTAATCCAAACTCTAGCGTTTTCTTTGTTGAATCAGAAACAAACTGACTTGGAAAACCCATAGGATTAATGTCTATTTTTACATCTTGCATTTACCTTATAATTTTGCTGTAACTTCCCTTATTGTCATATCTTGCAAAGTTAAACTTTATTTTTGACTCTTTTTTAACGGCTTGATACAAATGCTTTTGTATAGCCATTAAAGCTAATCCAGAACTAATTGTTGCATCAAACTTAGTTCTATTGTTTATATCAAACCTAGCCCAATCCTCTAAAGTACGACTAAAATACATATTTCCAATTAAATCAGGGTCTCTATAATCTCCACTAAAATCAATTCCTACATATTTTTCTATGTAAGATTCTATAGACGCAGCGTGCGATTGCTTAACATCCTCACTAGAGTTTGGTATACCTCCTAGCTCTTTTTCTGTTTTTGATAATTTGTTATATGCTTTATCAGGTCTATTAATACTATAACCTCTATAACCTCTGTTTTTAAAATGATATAATAATCTAGGTTTATTATTTTCAACTAAAATAGGCATACCATAAAAAACACAAGCCATTAATACTTCTTCAAAAAATATCTCAGCAGTCTGTGGTCTAGCTACATACTCTAAAAAAAACTCATTACTAGGAGCGTCATCCATATTAAATCTAGTTACTCCGTGAAGAGCGCCATTAGATCCACCACCACCTACAGTTCCTGATATATCATAGCTGTCACAACCAAATGCACCTATATGATCATTACCTGGAAACTTTCTACCGTTCTTAATATAACTATTATTTTGTAATTGTTTTTTAGGTGTCCAGGAAATTAAAAATCTACCCCTAGTATCTGGACTCCATAAAACTTCTCCATCTTTAACTCCATTCTTCCAAGTAAAATTACCTCTAGTTAAAAACCTGTCTTTTATTAAAGAGTCATTATAATCTATTTGCTGATATATTTTTGTTAGATTAAATAAAGACTGTTTGCTTTCATCTCTAAATGCGTGTGACTCTGTTCTTGGAAATTGTCTATAAAATTCATTTAACGCATCTGCATCATTTTTTAAAGAGTCTACCTCATTTTGCCAATAGGTAATAGCACCTTTATTAATCATTTCCCCATCAATACCCAGCTTGGGTATTTTCGGGTTATCTAAAACTGGCATACCATAAATATCAATAAACCCCTCCATATTATACTCCATTGGGACGAAAAGGGAATATAACCCACTTTTAGTTTGACCATTTGAGTTTCTTTGATTTGTAGAAGAATCGTTATATAATTTTTTAAAGTTGTTACCACCCTTGTCTAGTGCGTTAGATGTAGATCCCATCATACACTTTCCTATAATTTTACTACCTAATCGTAAACAAGTTTTTGTTACCCTCCAGTTATTTAAAATATTACTTGGTTTTTCCCATTTACCACTTTCATCGTGTACAAGTAGCTTTAATTTTTCACCATCATAAGAGTTGTCTCCTGTGTTTTTCCAATCAATAGTCGTATCCAATCCTTCTATCTGTTCATCGTCTTCTTCATACATATTTTTTTTAGTAATCTTTGACGCTGGTACACGATAAGCTAATTCTGTTTTAGGCTTATCCATACCATCTTGAACTGGTTTAAAAAAGAAAGGATAATTATTAGATATAGGAACTACCTTGTCAGTAAACATTTTTTTTGCATCAGCCCCTGTTTTAGATAAAATACCTATCCTAGAATCTTTAGATATTGTAGCTATATTAGCACATTCTTCACTACCCATATATGAGAATCCAGAACGTCTAATTTTTAAATAGCATATACCAAAGCTTCTTTTATCTGCTTTACAAGCTTCCCAATAAATATAAAAAACTCTATTTGCTTCTCTAAAATCTGGTAATCCAATATCAATTTTAGTCCACTGCAAATACATATAATGAGAGCCAGTAATATATGTAGGCTTACCGTTGTTCATAAACCAAAAACCTTCATCTCTTTTATCAAACTCCGACTCAATATATTCTACCCACTGATTTTTAAAATTAGGCGAGGTTTGATTCCATTGAAATATTGTTGGTATTTTTTTAAGCAAAGAAGGAACTTCAAAAGATTCCCAATATTGTTCCGCTTTGGTTTCAGATCTTTTGTATACTTTTTTTGGTTTTTCAGGTAACCCAATTGCTAAACCATTTATAGAAATAACATCTCCTATTTTTCCATTTTTAGATATTACAACAACATTATATTTTTCATTATACCCGTACTCCCAAGTCTTAGCCTTGTTTTTATTTGTAACAATACTTTTTGGTATGTAGTTTGGTAATTTTACATATAAGCTATTTTGATCTTCTTTCTGCAAATCCTTGAGACTTATTATTCGTTGGTTTGTTAATTCCTTCTATTATATTTTTTTCTTCTTCTATTCTAGTTAATATTTCAAAAGCATCAAATATTGCTAGTTTTTTTGTTGCTGCTGCATTTTTTAATTTATCAGCTGCTAACTCATCATCTTCTCCATATTTAATAATATGCTCTTCAGCAACCTTAATAAGTTGCATAACAGCTTTTTCTCCTGCTTTTATTATCTGTAGCTTTATTTCTTTAACGTCCATATTATAAAACCATAGTTATATTATTAGTAAACATCCTATACAGTTTTTCTTCTTCTACAATAAAAGGATATTCACTTTCAGGCTGAAAACAAATAGTATCACCCTCCTTTAATCCTTTTTCTAATAGCTCAGAATTTATGTATTTTATAATACCAGTTAATGGTTCTTCAGTATTAGAACCTTTAATATAAGAATCTTTTTTTAATATTGGTTTTATCATTACATATTTAGAATGACATTTCCATTTATCTTTATGTTTAAACATAAAAAATTGATCCTCTTCTATAAAAAATAAATCATCTTTAAAAAAACTTTTACCGCTTTTTTGACGACCTTTTATATCATTATAAAATTTAAAAACATTATGATGGACCAACAGAATATCTCCTGGAGTAATTTCTCCCGTGTAGTTTATTGGGGTACTGACAACTTTTGCAAACCTATTGGAAACGGTATGATCTTCTTTGGACGAACTCATTATTAAGTTCACATCCCCTATCTTTTTTATATTATCATACCTTCTTCCATTGTAAGGTTTTACAATGAAATAAAAAGGTGACTTCATTAGAAATTTATATTATATTCGATTGAAATAGGAATATTAGAATTAAATTCTTTCCACAAAAAAACTTCATTAGATCTTTCAATCCAAATTTTATAAGAATTTATATTTGCTTCTTTTTGAATTAAATGAATTTTATAATTTCCCCCAAGAACTTCCTGTCCAGCTATGTAATGCATAGCACTAGACTTATAGTCTGCTCCTATAGAAATTTTTCTAATATCCATTTAATTAAAATGTAGAATCTAATTTTAATTTTCTGTAAGTAATATTTATGTAAAGAGTACCATCTCCAGTTGTAGCATTTCCACCCGATAAAGTTATAGGTGTGTCAGCAGCTAATATGCCGCTAACAGGTTGTATTTTATACACTACATCTGATGTTGAATTTAATATCGATTGTGGTATTGTACCAGCAACATAAGATCCTATTTTTAAACTAGCATCCGAAGAAAAATCAAAAACAGTAGTGTTAAAATCCATAAACACAGAAACATTTGTAATGTCATATGTATATCCTTCACCAGGTGAGGCTATAATTGTATATGGAGTTGATAAAACTTGCAAGTTAGCTGATGAAATTGATACAGAAACTTTAACTGTATCTACGCCTAGGTAAGCTTGTAGGTTACTTATAGAACAGTTTTTTGTTGCATTATCATTTTCAGCATCAGTCAATATAAAATAGTCAGCACCGTCTGGAGCTATTATTGGATATGATGATGTATTGCTAATTCTTGCCATAAATATTATTTTTATTCTATAACCTCTGCTGTTTCAGCTGGTTGATTTTCTTTTACTTCTCCAGTTGCTAAATCAATAACAGAATTAGCTCCATACTTTTCTGACAACTCTTTTTCAACAGACGAAAACTTTCCT